CTTCGGCAGATTTTGCCGACAATATTCTTAATGTAGTTGAGAACCATATTTTAGAGCGCCCCAAATATCGTCGCAAGTTTCCCTTCCTTGAAAAAATCGGCAAGCAAGACCCCATCGCCACTATCGCCCCTTCTAACACGCCTATCGGTCCGAATACATCCCCTGACGATTTCCCCGCAGGCACCGGTATTACCTCCAATGAAATCTTTACACGACGCCAGATAGGTACGTCCAATCCACTCCCTCAGACCAACTGGAAGCGCCTCCATGCTCCGGTCGATGCAGATGCAAATAAAAACCTTTTCTGGCACCGCCTCCGCGAAGAGCCATCCGAACCAGTCCGTCAGAAACTAGTTGATGCCATTCAGCAGACCTACAATCGCCGCATTGGATCTCCAGTTCGCTTTAACGCAGAAGGGCAGATAACTTTTGGCGGTGTGGGACGTCACCCTAACAACCGGCCAAACTATCCTTTTGCTGCAACACAACCGTTTGGTCCCGTTGTTGCCGGAACCAATGATCCTATAAATGAAATGCGCGCCTTCGGCGCCGATGTGGAAGAGCTGATTCCTACGACGGATGTCTACTTCCCAACATTTAAGCAGCGCCTAGGTTTTGGCATGGACCCAAGTCACCGCACAGACCAAGCACGCAAACTGGACGGCAACAACTACGCACCGTTTAGTATCTATAGTGGCTCCGTTACGACTGGCTATAACGCCGAGATTGAAACTAAGTTCAAAACGGGCTCTATCTTAACAAACCTCCACAATGATTATGTTCAGGCTCACGACGTTCCAATGCAAGGTCCTTTCCCCGAGAAGTTCGTTGGCGGACGCTTCTATCGCCACACTGAACTGAATGCTGGGACAGACACTCGCTCAGACCGAGCAGAAGGCTTTAGAATTGATTTGTCACAGCCTGCGGGTATGACGGACACTCTTGCTGTCCTGCCGCCAAACTATGACTCTGTGGACGCCGCTGGTTATAACGCCGATATACCCACGGCAAACCGCATGCGCGAAGAGACGGCGAAGCGTCCAATCAACATCAAAAACATTTTGATGACAACATCCTCTATCGGGAACTATCAAAAGAACTATCAAGTTATTAGTACCGGGGGAAGAACTATTAACGATCCATTCTTTAAGGACCAATCATTCCCATTTGCTCTTTATCCTGAGACCTTGGCAACCAGAGGTAGATTCCCACTTTATGAGCCCGAACCTGTCGTCGCCAAGTCGATATTGTTCGACGCCAGCATCGATACTATGATTAGTGATACACAGCCTGAAGCCTGGGAGTCTGCACTAAGTGATGTTTCCACCGACGGACTTAGCATTTCCTTCTGGTTTAATTATAGCTCGCACACCGGCACCCCACGAATGGTTAACCTGGGCACCATTCAATTCACCATCTTCAGTTTCGATGGATTTTCCATCTTTTTATACGACACTGGCACCAAAATTAATCTTTATGCCGAACTCCGCGACGATACGGGCGCCAGCTCCTACGCGCAGGGTTCCACAAACCTTTCTGCAGATACTTGGTATCATGCTATTGTAGACTTCCCAGCCGGCGCATTGGACGGCACAGACGCGGAAATACCAGCACTCTATATTGATAACTCACTTGAAGTTTTAGCCGGCTCTGACGGTCGCGCAAACTGGGCGGTCCTCGACAACCTCGACAAAGGCATCAGTTTGGGTGATCACTTCTACCTCCCCGATCCTTACGATGGCTATTTATGTGACGTAGCTATTATTAACAAATCCCTATCTCCTGCCGAACGCGCGCTGCTCTATAATAGCGGAGAGAGAACAAATATTGCCCTAGACGGTTTCGGAGCAAATCTTGCCGCGTATTATCGCCTAGGCAATAAAAGTGTACAGGGGAATGTCGATTCAACCTCTGGCGTAATCTATAATTCAGTGGTGGATAATGACATTCCCAACGCTACACCGGCCAACTTTACGAGCGCCACCACAAACGGAATCACGGACCAATCACCCAGCACCCTTTCGGCTGACGACTTCCCCGCTATCATCGGTCCACTACAAAAGCCAACCGCAAACCCCGGCGGCAACCTCAATTACGCCATTCCTCCACGAACTGGCTCTACATCTCAAGAGACCGTAATCGTCAACCGCTTCGCTGGCAGCGGCTACGAAGTGATGTCTCTCGGTTATATGGATCCAGCACACGAAGAGTTGTCAGTTTACAATGCAGCGCCCTACCACAACCTCTCTATTATAGATTATGGACTCTCGGGCTCTGCCTCAGTTGACCCTCTAGCGGCCAAGACGATTACGGTTGTTGACCAAATCGGAAAGAACCGCGGTCTTGACCAGCGCGCCACCCTCCACTGCGGACCCTTTGGCTCCGACGCAGCATATGGTTCGGTTCCAGCTGACGGATATGTAACACTTCCCTCGTGGAATAAGACAAATAGAAACCGACGCCGCCGCATGCAGAATAATGCACTTGAGACTGCCATGGCAGCCGGGAACCACACGGCATCGGTCTACGATAACCTCTACGTCCAGCACGCGATCCCACAGTCCACTCAACAGTACAGTTGGGTAACTGGGTCGCTAATTGCAGGCAAAGCGATTCTAGGCTTAGTAGACCCCTCTGCTTTAGTGCTTCCACACTTTATGAAGTGGTCACAAGTGGCGCTGTCCCGAATGCAGACTTTGTAGGTCTCCGTCGCTACGTCCTGGATCCTGTGAGTTCTTCCACTCACATTCTAGGATTCCCTCTGACAGTACCAGCGAGTTCCTCATATTATAACCTCACATTAGGTGAGCTGATGGCGCCTGCTACAGATGCAGCCATCGCCGGGTCTACATATCTCAACACTGTGCTTAATAACCGCGGCGGAGTATATGGATACTCTAGCTGGAAACAAGTCCGCCAAGGCGACGGTCCTGTAGCCCGCTCCCTGCGAGAGACTAACAAGATCGGTGCGGTTAAGACCCCGCCTGCCATACGGACAACGAGCGGGTTCATACAGCCCACCCAGCCAAATACTTTTGTGGACTACTTCGAAGCGCCGCCGGCGAAGAATGCCTCTCCAATATATTTCTACTTTGAGGATAACAGTGATCAACCCGATCCAGCAAACTTTATTACTCTTACGGTACCTTCTTTCCGCAATCAACTAGACTACTTCTCCAACAACGGACTCAACAATCGGTTGGGACTAACGATTGATACTGATACTAGAAGAGCATACAACTCAGCTCTTGATTTCACTCTCAGCAGCTCCTTGAGTGTTATTGTTAACTATGCCGAGCGAATTTATCCTTCTACAATAAACACTTACAAGCCTGCAGTTCGCGGTCGTCAAAATTATACAATCAATAATATCTGGAATAATGACCGCACGACACGTAGTACCCCCTTGGGGGGCAAAGAAAACGTCTTTGGTATGGGAGCAATTGCATCATCGAGTATTTGGCCAATGGATGGGCACCTAAGCTTTACCGCCACCTCATCCATAACAGCGTCCGATGGAGCAGGTATCCTGCAAAATGCGTATAGCCGCTTTGCGGAGGACGGCAAAACCTTAGAAATCCAGGCTGCTCCTACATATGTTCAACGCATTCCTGTGGGCTCTATCGGCGGACGCTCAGTTTTCGCCGGCGATGCGGAGTGGCTTGCACCATTACAATCCGGCAAGAACCCGTACGAAAACTATACTACGTACGCTGAACGCATGCGCCTAGTCGGAAAGGATTATTCAATCCTGCCTGAGTTCCGCATAAGTGAACTCATGGAGACTTATGTGACTGCTAATGGTGGAGACTTCCTGGCAAATATAAGCAATGTGTTTGATCTAACAGGTGCTGCAACACCAAACTCCTCCGAGCGCAGCTTCTACCAAACATATACAAATGGAGACTTCCTACGCTACTTTGGTGTTATTGACGATGATTTGAACGATCAACGCCCGGGCGACATGAAGATCACTCGTAATAAAGTTACCTTAAGGTGCAATGCTCTTGTTAAGTTTTTGCCTTATAAGGGCTTCTATCCAGCGGAGAGAACACAGGAATTATCTACTTTGTTCTCTCAGTCCTATGGAAATGCTGTCTATAATCGCTTCTCCAACAACCCAAGGCTTTTCCGCACACTTTTAGAACCACTATACTCCCCAGGAATTATGTTTAATACCATTAAGTCCGGATTGGCAGTTAGCAACTTTGTAGTTACTAGAGCCGGCACCGGCGTCCCAGGACTCCCGCCATCGTGTTCGATAAGTAACGACTTGTTCGGCCCCTCCGGCAACCCCTACTACAATTTGAATATAGGACCTCAATTGGCAATCTCAGGTACCGGTCCTCAATTTCAGGTTCCCATAAATTCAGCCGGCTGGCAAATAACGCGCGTGCCATTCGAAGCCCTCGCAACACCAGCTACTTTCTTTAATGAGACTAATTTGAGCGCCCTAGGCACCTCAGGCTCTGTTTCGTCTTATGGATACATTTATGACACCGGAATTTTCTCCTCATCTCTTGGGGGTACCACCAGCACATCACAGGTTCTTCCTAGGTTGGGTCAAGCCGCCGGCGAAGAGCTGTATGAACTAGCCATGGATAACTTCCTATGTGAATCAAACGAAATCTTTATGGGTAGTCTAACAAATTTTGTGTCTCAACGAGAAGAAAACTTTGCCACTGTGCAATCTGGTACCGTCTACTCGATGACCCTTAAGTTACATCGGACTCAAGATCTCACTCCCGCGACACCGATCCCAGACATAGACAAGTTTGATATGTATTCAAATCTGACAGCATTTGGTACCCCTTTAGCATCGCAACCGACTGGCTCCGACGCGTCGCCGACCTATGATCATTTAACACCACCATATTATGATGGGGACGCTAGTGTGACCTTTCATTACACAGCCAGCTACACCGGCAAGCCAACCCTGGATGAAATCTTTTCAAACATCAATACCTTGTTTAATAGAACCCTACGAACGACAAACCAGTTTGATTCATCGTACAACACCCCCACACCATATCCCGTAAGCGACCGCACAATGCAGATAGATCAGTCCTATAACTTATTCCAAAACATTCCCACCGTGCCGCTGAATACAAATCAACAATCCAATCAGTGGCTGATACAGTCAAAGTTTGAGTGCCCGATTTTAAATTTTGCTACGGTGAGTCAATCTGTCCCCCCTGCCACGGTGCCATCGGTCGGATCCGTCGACGCCTCCGAATTAGTCACCCGCGGCATGTGGCATCAATACGGTCAAATTCCTACGGGATCCTCAAGAGGTGTGTTTGCGGAACTCGTGAATGAAGCTGGCACTGCCCTTCCCTCTCTCGCGAGTGTGGTTGGTTTCCCCACGGGAGTCCCACAGCGCGTCGGCTCCATTAATCAAGAATATTTACTTGAAGAAGCTATTATTGCCATCCCCTACAAGCCCGGCAAGAATCGCCGCGACTTCATTAAATTCACAAATGAAACACAACAGTCCGACACATATCAGAAGCTGACAGCCGCAATGCAGAAGTACATTTTCCCCCCACGGTTTGACTTCCTACAATTTAATACTGTGGACCCCATCCTCATGTATGTGTTTGAATTTAGTGCCAAGCTATCACAGCAGGATCTTGCTGATATTTGGCAAAACCTGCCTCCTAGTATTGGTGAGAAATTTGACGACCCTGTTGTTGAGGTAGAAGAAAAAGAACTATTAGATCTTATTTTAGATCGCGATGCCAACACTCGTTGGATGGTCTTTAAGGTGAAGAAGCGAGGAATCAAGGACTACGAGAAATATCGTCGATCCCTCGTATCGACAGCTGATTTGAGTGCTTTCCCTGATACGATTACGAGTCCGTACAGCTATAACTGGCCACATGATTATTTCTCACTGGTTGAGCTAGCACAGATGGACGAACAGGTACAATACACATCTCAGGACCTTAATCCGCCAGCACCTACGCCGCCAACTGACGCTCAGGCGCCACCACAGCCTGCTGGACCCGGTCCGGGACAAGGTCCCTCACGCGGAGCCGGACAAGCCGGAGAAGACTTCAGCAGCACACCACAACGTTCGGCTGTGGGGCAAGCTGCCGCGGACCTCTTTGCTGCAGGCAAACCCGGACTAACGCCCCCTCGCCGCCGCGGAGGAAATAACTAATGGAATTCTTTAACAAAAAAGAAGAAGTTCTCAATGTAGAGCTGACTGAATATGGCGAGTACCTATTGGCCATCGGAAAGCTTAATCCTACCTACTATGCTTTCTTTGACGACGATGTACAATATGACACATCTGGATCGGGGTATACCGAGACACAGAACGATATTGCTAATCGTATTCAATATGAGACCCCCAAACTTAAGATCCTCCGGAGCCGTAGCGGCGCCGAGACCCGAGTGGAAACTTATCTTAATAAGGTTTCCTCGTCGGTAGGGACACTAACCCAGAACTCTACTACAGATTCCTATACTGAGATATTCCGCGCACAACAGTCTTTCACCGATAACGGCAAGATGGCAGCTCATCCTATTGGGACGTCCATGCTGACAACGCCCTACAATGCATCATGGCAACTGGAAGTCCTGTCGCTACCTCAGATCCTGACCGCATCGCGCAACTATCAGCCAGAACCAGACGGTCCACTCGAGAATATCCCACAGCTTGATATTACAGTGGACTATCAAATGTGTTTCCGCACCGGTGATATGAGCCAGACTTCGATCACTCCCTATTTGGGAGATAGCAATATATATCTCTCACTGAAAGAAGACTATTTGATGATAGAACTTATTGAAAACAATACAGTTTTTGAAAAAGAGAACTTTGAAATAGAGGTATATCATTCAGCATCCGGCGAGAACGGTATCGGGGTGTTCACACAGAAGCAATTTATTCAAACCGATCAGGGGGCTGACTTTGCCACCTCCACAGATTCCGACGTAGAATACTTTATGAATGTTTTAGTTGATGGAGATATCCCGCAAGAAGTCCTTGAACAACTAAATATATCAGATACAGTGGTTAACACAAACGCAAGTCGCATTCGTCTCAATCGTAATCTCTATGTAACTGACAATGAGGAGCCCTGCTAGTTATGTACGCATCTGGACCCTATAAAAAAATAGTTCCCTTTGTTAATTTACAGGAAATCCGTGTTGACACAAATGTTGACGCAGACACATTAAATATTTCTCTGCTCATTTCAAATGAGGTCATGACCCCTCCATCCCAGGTTTCGTTTTCTAATGTATGTTTTCTTACATCAGACCGCAGATATATGAACAAGCTAACCAGCAACCCCACGCTCTTAATCGATAGAATACAAGAGGGAGATGATTCGCGCTCATTTATTTTGCACAGACAAGATTTTAAGCTAAAAACTGCCCTGAACCTCGATGAAGGAACAAGTATCTATAATAATACGTATAGAGTGGTACGAACCGTTCCCAAATCAAAAAACCTGTTTGCTGTTGTAGTATCATATTATCATCATGCTGGGCAGATTATTATAGGTAATATTACCAAAGAGATAATCATGTCAGAGGGACAAACCCCCTCACAATCAGACATCTATAGAATTGATGATACAGTCCCCGGCTTTGGTAGTGAAGGATCAATCTGGACAGGCGCCGTTCATCGTCACAACGATAGCTTGATGGCTGGAAATATGCATATTATGGAGAGACATCCTACCTTAACTAAGGAAGTCGTCACGAATCTTAAAACTAAAGATATGAGAGTTCTTAGGGAAGCTCAGGCTTTTTCAGTTGTCACACAGCCACTAAATACCGCTACTCCATATCTTTCCGCACTCACCTTATCTCGTAACCTACAAGGAAACGTACACGGTATGTTTTCGTTTGATCATCTTACGTTTGCACAGGAGAGTACAAACTTCGGGAGGAGTATTCAGAGCAGCATAACTTTATTATCGGCTGCCTCAATAGAGGATATTATTATTTACCAAAGAGTGGTGAAAGAAGATTCAGCCGGGAACTCTTTGACTCCCGGGCGCCCGTCGCGGTGTGCCATAGGGGAGGTTAGTACATTTACGAGAGTAGCTTCTCTTAACAATGGTCTTCGAATAGTTAATGGTTTTAATAATAATAAAATTTTAAATATTGCATTTTTGGACGAAACTACTCAAGATCTTGAGTCCAACATGTTAGAGTATAAGGTAGAATTTCTACTTGGCGACCAAACAAAAGAGGTGATGTCCTTAGTGACCGACCGCCTTTCAAGCGCGCTCACTAACTGGGAGACAGCTCAGGATTCTCAATCTCCTGAGCAACTAAAGGCTCTCGTGGATTCCTATATATCCTCTGTCGCTTTTCTCCTCGGCGATTCTGTTTTCGCGACTCGCTCGGCAAGTTCGTGGCAACAGAACCTCCTGGCTCTTATAAGCGGCTCCCAAGAAGACCAACTCCGAGTTGTTGAGTTGATTCGTAATTTCTCTGTGGGAGTGAACGAGGCCATGAGTCCTACGCGAAATATATCCTCCGGAGTCGGCAATTTTCATTCTACAATATATCGTTCCGACGTAGACCGCACCGCGCGCCTCACGCGGATATTTGCAGAAAAGCTCCGCATCTCCTACCCCAAAAGCGTCGGCTTTGAATATGTGGACGCGAGTATTCTAAATCCCTCCACTCCGATTCCCTCTATTAGTTATGCTAATATGGACGCCCGCGCGCTTGTGGAGGTACAAAAATATGCCATTAATAACCCTAATGCCGGCAGCATAAATCAGTATGGATTCTTAACCCCAGTTTCGGTCCACCTCCGAGCTAACCCGGTCGCGGTCCCCACTACAACAATGGAGAACAGCAACGCTAATTTTATGGGTATCATTAGAAGTACCGCACAAACAAACACAGTTCTTTCGCTTGAACCGGCGAACACAACAAGCACGAATATGGTTCAGACCCTCGCACAAGCGGGAATCGGAGCCCAACTCAACACTACCAATATCGTTCAAATGGCCAACAATACTCAAACAGCAGCCATAGACCGAATCGATTCGGAGAATTACGTCCCCGCAGGCTCAGGCTTTGCTACCGTAAATACCCCCCAAGAATCCCTGGTAACAGGCTCAACAGACAGCGTGGCTATTTCAAACGTGGCTTCGAATCGGCTGGCAGCATCCCCCCTGCTGCAGTCAATGGTTAACCAGACGGTCACGGGTTTTTCCAATGTTACAGGCGTATCGAATCAAGCCAATATCATGGGTTCGATTCCCCTTGCGAGCGCGCAACAAAGCGCCCACATAATTGCAAACTCTGATGCGATGACGAACTTAGTAAACTTTGGATCAATTGTACAAGTTCAGTATTTGGCACCGTATGACGGTACACTGGGTGTACAGCCTCAGAATTGGACATTGCTTACTCCGGAGACATATAGCAGCACCATCACCCATGGGAAATCCTTATTGTGCCGTCTTGTTCTAATGAGCGAAACTTTGAATGCTCCGGTCATTGTTAGTCTTCAACCATTAGCTTCGTTATTTATTCTGGGCCCCGAGCCTTCCGCACCGGTCTCAAATACGCCGGCACAAACGTTTACAAATATTCGTGATAGGATCTCCATATCCAATAGAGAGGCATTAACATATATGAATAGTTCTGTTATTCTATATGCAAAGAATATTCCAACAGGGAGGAGATATGATCGAGAATACTAATTATTTCGATCCTGCACCCTGCTTCAAAATTAAACTTGGAGTCGGATACTAACTATGGCCAACCCAGCATACCAAGATAAGCTCACTTTTGTAAACACCTCAATGGTAGGCATAGCTGACCGTGTAAGCAACCCCAGTCAATTCCATCCAATGGTGCGAAATGATTGGGGTACTGCAGATAAGCTCCGCGGGCTTCTGGGTAAATATTATGCTCCCATTTACCCTACAAATGTTTCAGATCTACCCTCGGTTGTACTCCTAAACTATACAGATCTTTATACCAACCCCTTACCATATGCATTTGTTCAAGATATAAACCAAAACGTAGTTTTAGGCACTCAGGCAGTCGGAACAAATCAAGGAACGAACCTAATTTTTGACTACACCATCCAGACACAACCCCAATCCCCCGGATTAGGGACAGGAAATGTGGACGGCGTAATTACACTCACCTATTCCCCAGCCGGCTGGTATAGTCCGGGTTACAACCTAACCTATCCTCCGGCAGAATACTATTTCGGAGAACTCCAGGAAACCCGCGAGGATTGGTGGGAAACCATAGCTAACCGACTTTCACGCTATATGGGTCAGTCCTCTAACGCTATTCCTCATGCGCGCATCGGCTCAGACCCTGCAAGTGTAAAAACCGCAATTTTGGAAGATCGTTCCCCCGTCGGCACACCCATTAAGGGTATCCTCTCGGGCTCCGGCGAATTTATTGACTACACCTTTCAGCTATCAACTCCCTCCTCCGACATTAAAATCCGCACTAAAGCGGACGAGCGGCTAAAAATTGAATCAACATATGTTCAGTACGTTGATTCCCGACCGGCATTCGAAGATGTGATTTCTTCTGATAGTGTTAGCGAAGATTTAATTCCCAATGCATATTATCTTCAACTAGAACTTCAAAATACAGGTGGTGTAGGATTAGCAAACGGGAGATACGCTAAATCTATGACCCTCAATTCGCGGGTGGATTGGTTTAGCACTCGTACCAATCAACTAACAGAGAATAATCGTAAGCGCTATTATGAAGAGTATGCCCGAGCACTTAACAAGACAATAATAACAAATACTATCGATGTAGTAAAAAGTGAACTAGCCTCCAATAAAGAGCTTTTTGTTCTCCACGCAGACAGAGACGTTCTCAATGGGGATGCCATAAACCCCTCTGCGATTCCGTTTTATAACACCCTCAGAATCCCAGGCGCCAAATCAGAGGGGTATAAGTCGGATGTGTCGATATTGGGACATATTACAGAACAAGCAGAGATCAATAATAATAATCTCATTGATCTTCTTCAATATACAGCCATCCAACGGTTGCAAGGACCGGTCCAGGGAGTTCCATTTACCCAGACTCTTAAACGAGTTAATAATGACAATAGTCCCGATGCTACATATTCTTTAGAAGAAAAGACATACACAGCTGTTTATAACGTGAAGGAGAGTGTTAATGGATTTTTGGGACTAACGCCTCCCCCAGCGTCGCAAGAGAATCCAGCGACCGTACCAGAATCTGGAATGTTAGAAAATTCCATGATCATTGCTCAAGCCATTGAGGACGATGCTCCTGTGGGCGTCAATGAAGCCACATCCCTACATAAGCGCAGACTTAATATGCCAACCCAGGTAATCGATATTAACCCGTCACTAGATACGTGCCTCAATATTTTATCTGATGCGCGAGAAGTCACGCGCCCCTTCGAGGACGTCTTAAACGGCGAATTCTGCCACACCGAAACCCTTATGTATTTAGTGAAGAAATACAAAGTAGGAACAAATGGCGAAGACTTAGTACAGACTTTTTACTTTACGAATCGATTTGATAACCGTGACATCATATATTATGACTCCCAAATTAAAACCAAGCAAAAATATCGCTATGATATACAAAAGGTAATTATAGTTTTTGGAAGTAAATATAGTTACACTCTCCCGGCCAACAATGAGGGATCGTTGCTTTTTAATACAGTTCCTACGGTAGACGACAATGCAATTGGAACCTTTCCTTCCTACCAAGCAACCCTGCCGTACATGATGTCGCCCGAGTATATGCAGGTCTTTGTGGTCCCCCATGTAGTGGGCGGGATCAGTGTTATGGTGGATGATAAACCACCAGTCGCCCCCGGTATATCCTTTTATCCTTTAAAGGGAGTAAACAACAAGGTTAAGATTCTTTTGCAACCACAGACCGGCATCTTTGAAGAAAAGCCCATAATAATTCAGAACACTGATGTAGATTTCTTTATAGCAGAGTATGAAGCCCAGACTGGACAACAGGTAACAACCATTAATGAGATTGACAAGATTGAATTTAGATCGGACGATCCCGTAGAGTCATATCAGTTATTTAAAACAACAACCAAGCCAACGGCTTATAGCGATTTCGCAGGACAAGTAATATCTGTCGACCCGCAATTTGGGCGCGCCGGCTCATATGACGATTATATTCGACCCAACACAATTTATTATTATTGTGCCCGAGCTGTCGACATCAACGGAAATATTTCTAACCCTACTCACATCTTTGAATTAGAAATGATTGATAACGCGGGACAGATATTTTTAAGACAAGAAGTATTTACTTTTGAATCAGCAAAACCAAAGTATACCACGGAGGGAAGAAGATTCATTTATATAGAACCAGGACTTCAGCAACTTGCATTGGAAGATCCCGCATCTGCCGGAATGCCCAACGTTAATAATCCGCCGAATTCTTCAATACTTGGCGCCCCCTCAATTTCTAAAGTATGGGATGAGACATTCAAAATCCGAGTAAGAAGCACGAAGACGGGACGAAAACTGGATCTAAATATAACTTTTAAGAACACTGGGATAGTAAATCCTAGCGAATAAAGACATTTAAGACTATTTATATGAAGAGGACAATAGCATGGGATTCTTAGATAACTCTGGCGACATTATTTTGGACGCCGTATTAACCGACCTAGGTCGTAAGCGACTAGCCGAAGGCAACGGTCGGTTTAGTATTGCAAAGTTTGCACTAGGCGACGATGAAATCGACTACGGACTGTACGACAAAAACAACACCAGCGGCTCAGCCTACTATGATATTAGTATACTTCAAACTCCAGTTCTTGAAGCATTCACTAATAATATGTCGAGCATGAAGTCGAGGCTCATGTCGTATTCTGAAAATGATTTACTCTACTTGCCCACGATCGCTATCTGGAATAGTGGCGTCTCCGCGCTTTACACCGACACATCCAGTTATCTTATTCTTGTTGATCAGAGTACTGTTGATGCTCTTACCACAGACAACAATTCGCTCGACGACGGAATTTTCAACGGGTTCCGTCCAGACCTAGGAAACAACTTCGTCCGAGCGGACCAAGGACTAGACACATCACAGCTCTCTCCAGAGTCTGTTATTAACCCAAATCTGCTGGAAACTCAGTATTTTGTTCAAGTAGACAATCGTCTTGGTTTTCTCTATCCCCGCACTGGTACCTCGACTGCCACTACCGGAGGTCAGTTTAGCCCTACTTCAATTGACGACGACAACATCGCGACATATGTTTTCACCGAAGGAACTGGCGGCAACGATGTGGTTGTCCCTCTACAGCCCAATGCAGCATCACAGATTCAAGGTCCCCGCGGCTCCCGCGTACGCCTCAAGGTGGGATCATCTCTTAGCCTTAGAACTAGTACCTTCTTGTTCGACCAACTAGGAACTACGGGCACCGCGGATATTACTAGCGGTACTAAGACGCTGAGCGCAGCCAATTATAAATTCATCGATTCAACAGTTAGAATTTCTGGAGTTTCGACTGGTTATACATTGGACATCCCAGTCCGCTTCATTAAGAAGACGGTTTAATAAAGGAAATAATAATGGCCACCTCATTCAAAACTTTTGACACAACAAAAGATTCAGTTGTAACCCGGAACCTTCTTCACGAAGCGATTCCTGTAACGGGCACTATTGTCTCGGGTACATACGCAGATGCTAATATTAAGAACTACACTCACGGTATGTTCCAGTCCGTCTACGATTATCCTTATCTTAGTTCATCCGCCAATCATATCTTTGACCTCACATGCGGCTTTCCAGCTGTATCTTCTCTTTCACGCTCCTACGGCACAACAACCCAACAGGCAAAGAAAATCAATATTTATAACCAGATGGCGCAGGTCCTCGCTGGCTATGACGCCGATGGCGCCATCCGCCGATTTGACGAAGACGGCGATCTTTCCTCGGGTACCAAAATCGATGAAGCATATTTTATCAACTTCACGCGATTGCTTGCCAAGGATGAGATAAACAAGGGTAGTTTTAGTCTTACGGTTAATGTGGGCGCCCCCGGCGCATCTGGGTACGAGACGCCCCTTGCCGGCGACACACTGACAATTACTGACAAGAGTGGTTCCAATGGCTACAAGGTTAACTCCCCAGCCGGCGAATATGGTATCCTATATGCCACAGGATCCGGGGCTGCAGCAAACTTCAGCGCCGGAGGTTATGGAACTGAATGGGACCAAGGTTATGCGAAGGTCGGTCTGATTTATTATCAAGCCGGTATTGTGGTCCTCTCCTCCTCCGCTTTCGGGAGCTTGCTCTCTTCTTCGGTGAGCATGAGCGCAGGATCGGATCCCGGAACTCCAACACATAACAGCGCGAGCATCGACGGTAACTTTATCAGCTCGTCAATTTCCGGCAACTGTGACAACCTCCGCCACCGCATTCAGAATGTATCGTTCAACAACTCTACAGAACTAAACTCCACAGTTTACTTCTGCCGGGTTAACAATACGGACTTCAACTACTCTAGTAACCCAACATATTTGAGCCAGAGCAAGATCGTAGTTAAAACAGATTCAGCCGACGTCCCGGTATCATACGTGACAGCTGTCGGACTTTACTCTGCAGATAACGAGTTACTAGCTACAGCTAAATTGTCTGAGCCCTTGAAGAAGGATCCAACAACCGAATTCACTATTAGAGTTCGCTTAGACTACTAACAAGATGATGTGGTCATGGCATGCCGTACTATAAGTTTAAGAAAAATGAGATCTATAGAAATACTCTAAAGACCTATCCTAGTATTAAATACATAACCTATAGTGGTTCGTCATATTATAACAATGTCCCCAATCTTGCCGGCGCTTTTGCCACCCCTATTCGACTAACTGATTCTGGACATATTTCTCTCTATGAGATGAACATAGACAGAGTAAGTTCTTCTACTGGGCGGTTCATCGGATCCGCCCCAGCAGGTCCAACAGCCATACCAGATAATGGTCTTATTTATTCTTTTATGGTCAAGAACGGAACTCGCATGGGTTTCCGAACTTTGGCCACAACAGCATCGTGGGATGAAGCATCCTATGGAGAAGTTCTTTTTGGAACCTTCCCCTACACCTCCAGTATTTCCATGGAGTTTTATAACGCAGAGACTCCAAGATATGCCACCAGCCAGACTGCCGGCGGCGTTTCACACCTGTTGGCGTTAAAAAATACCATAAACCATTATCGCTATATTAATCCAGAGTTTCAATACTCCAGCTCCGTAAGGGATTTTAATTCTATAGATCTAGGTCTTGTTAATATTCCCACAATTTTCTACGGCTCGTCAATCAAAAAAGGAACGATTGATCTCAAATATTATATTACAGGGACACTGCTAGCTCGCGCTCAAGATACAAACCAAAATGGTTTGCTGTATTCTACCTATGGGGAGATGTCAGGAGGAGTTATTGGGCTGGCACTCTATAGTGAAGGTTTGTTGCTTCTCACTAGCTCCGCAAACCTTACTCCTGATTCCGCCCCTCATAAAGATTATTATACCAGCTCCGCTGGGCGCACAAGCCCTAGATGGACATTCTTTGGACAAACTGCGACGTCCCTGCTGACATCCTCAGCAACGACTGGAGGTCCGGTAGTAGACACAGCCTATCGCCCAGCAGCTGCAAGCGCATCTTTTATAATGGATATGAGTGGCACAACCAATACTCAGGCGTTAACCCTATTTGCCAATGCCAATAAGGGCACTCTAAATCAATCTAATAATCCTACCTTTTTGCAGTTCTCCACCGGTAATTACGCGGGCACTGGATCCCAATCGTATATAGAAAATCATCAACTACAGATTAAGAATGTAGTTAGTTCTGCATATGCGGATCCTACGGGGTCTTTTGAGAAGACTACATATATTTCTAAAGTTGGGATTTATGATGACCATAAGAACTTGATTGCGATCGCTAAGTTGGCCACGCCCATCAGAAAAACAGTTGAAAGAGATTTTACTTTTAAGATTAAGCTAGATCTCTGATAATATACTCCCATGATTTTAGGACTTGATATCTCAACCAGTATCACTGGCTACACAGTGCTGGACTATGAAGGCAATATTCTTGCCTGCGACCACATCGATCTGCGAAAAGAAAAGAACTTCTTCAGGAAAATAGAAATCGTGAATACTCGCCTTGAGATGATAAACGAGGAGTATGACATAGAGCAGGTATACGTCGAACAATCTCTTCAGTCGTTCCGTTCGGGATTCTCATCAGCCCAAACCTTATCTCTTTTATCAAAAATAAATGGCATTATCTCTTGGTTGTGTTATAATATGTTTTATGGGGCGCCCAAGTATCTTGCTGCCACCTCTGCTCGGAAACTCTGTGGAATCAAGGTTCCTAAGGGACAGAAGGCAAAAGCTGTTTCTTTGCAGTTTGTGCTTGACAACGTGCCCGGCTTTGAGGTAGAATACACTAGATATGGAAATCCAAAGGCTGGCTACGCTGACCGGTCGGATAGCTATGTCATAGCAAGGGCAGGCTGGATCCGTGAAAACGAAGAAACTCAAGATATTAACTAATGTTCTCGGACATTCTTACCGATCCAACAATGAGTATTTATTTGCTTGTCCTTATTGCAAGCATCACAAGCGTAAGTTTTCTGTCAACGTAGACAAAGGCTACTACAAGTGCTGGGTCTGCGACACCCGCGGCAAAAACATCTATCGCGTCATCCGACGCTTCGGGACAAACACCGACAAGTCACAGTGGCGTGAGCTAACAACTGAGATTAATTTCGATCAGCTAGAAGATCTCTTCGGCGAGAAGATAGAAGAAAAGCAGATCCTGGATATGCCAGAAGGATTTATTTCCTTGGCCGCCAAGGACATTCCACCGACAGGCTTCGCAGCGCGGAACTACCTTCGCAAAAGAGGAATCAGCAAGCAAGACATCGTATGGTGGAAGATGGGTTATTGTTCTCAGGGCGATTATGAAGGTCGCATCATTATTCCTTCTTTTGATGACGAGGGGGACTTAAACTATTTCATCTCTCGGTCGTACGATAACAAGGCATATCCAAAGTATAAGAATCCGCCAGCTAGCAAGAATGTTGTTTTTAATGATTTGTTCGTTGATTGGACATCAGATATCATTTTGGTGGAGGGGGTCTTTGATGCGATTCTGGCGGGACGTAATGCTGTGCCCATCCTGGGATCCACGCTAAACGAATACTCGGTTCTGTTGCGCAAGATCGTCAAAGAAGACGCCGGCGTATACATTGCACTAGATCCCGACGCTACAAAGAAAGAACTAGAGATTATTAAAACACTATTGGATTTTGATATTGAAGTTTGGAAAGTAAATATCGGAGACCACGAGGACGTAGGGTCAATGAAAAAAGACGACTTTCAGAAATGCTTGGAAAATGCTACTCTTATCACATCAGATAACTATTTATTGTTGACACTAGCTATGTCACTCTAGGAGTTCTCGTGAAAATCCCAAGCGCTCGCTTAAAGCAAATTATCAAGGAAGAACTCTTCTATCGCGACTTTTATCGCGAAGATCAAGAACCAGAAGAGACTCAGAAAGCCATAGATATGCGAGCAAAGATGGTGTATGAGATACGTGATATGGGTGAGGATTTGTTGAGAGACATGAAGCGCCGGACTAACAAGGAAACACAGAATGAAAATTTCAAAAGCTAGACTAATAGAGATCATCAAAGAGGAGCTATCCACTTTCGAGGAGGCTTTTGATGCTGACTGGGAACGTGACCACGAGATCGAAGAAGCTACTCTTGACGGCGAAGCTGATGGTGCAGCTGGTAGAGAGCCAACGCCACCCCACAGCTTTGCATCAAAATACTATATGAGAGCCTACAAGGATGCTTTCAATCGCACTGCTGGCTCTCGCGTGCAGAAATCGCGACAGGGTCTGAAGCGACGCGCTAGCGACCTTGAGCGACAAAAGAAACTAAGGTATAAAAACTAATGAAAATCACCAAACAAAGACTCAAAGAGATTATCAAGGAAGAGCTTGCTCGTGAAGGCAAACGAACACGTATGTCGATGCCCGCTCTATCCGATGACGATTACCACCAAGGCAAACGAACACGTATGTCGATGCCCGCTCTATCCGACGATGACTTCGAGCCTGACGAGCCGACTTGGGAAGGCGAACCCTTCGGCGAGTATGATCTAGGAGCAGAGAATGCGAAGGGCGCACTAGCCGCAGTTGCTAAAGAACTAGGAACAGACCCAAAAGATCCGTCCCTCTGGGAAAAGATCCTTGATGCAGTCAGACGCGCCAACGTATTCCCCCGAGCGGAGCAGTAAAGTGAAAATCACCAAACAAAGACTTAAAGAGATTATCAAGGAAGAGATATCCACAGTCCGCGAGAGCGACTGGTATGATGATGAAAACGAGACGCGGGCAGACAGGAAGTATGCCGACAGCCAAGCTGGCTTGGGAGACCTTCAGTCGGACGAGAAGTTCACCGGCGGTTCCCCTGAAGAACGCCTGCTCACACTTATGAAAGCAAGAGAGGTTCTTGCGGCAATGAGCGAGGAAGATTTGGAAGAACTCAGTCTTAGTCTAGACGGCGAAACTACCAGATGGCTGCAGCACCTCCTCGCCAACCCAATGTATGCTAAAACACAGAGCGTCACATCTACCGGACCTTGGGCGCCCGAGAAACGCGACACAGAACTTGAGGAGAACATCACTCCCGGAGTACAGCAGTTGATGAAGCACTACCCCCACGCAGCAGCCAAGATTAAGAAACTCGCCGGTAATGGCCATCGTGCGAGTGAAATCAAGCGTATGCTGAACTTGGGATACAGAGGATAATAAAATGAAGATTTCAAAAGCAAAACTACTAGAGATCTTCCAAGAAGTGATCCGAGACTATGAGTACGGCACAGGAACAGTGATAGCCCCTCGCGGCCGCCAAACCACGAAGATCAATGTTCCTTTAGATAAGACCGTGCGCACTCCTAAGCGCGCCCGCCCCACGGATCAGTCTAAGCGCATCACACCGCCTCTTCCTGGCGAAGAGCAAGAGATCGGTGCACGCGAGACGCTCCGCACCGGACATTGGTATGTGGGTAGCGACATGGGTGTTGATAAGGTTTCAAAAGCTGATGCTAAGACTCCAGAGGAAGCGTTGGCAAAAGTTGCGAAAGATATCGGCACTTCCGGCCGCGTCAATGTGTATGACGGTAGCCCCGTTGATAACCCGAAGCCAGTGCTCTCTAAATAATAAAAATAACACTTGACACCACCTACACATCCTGTATACTAGTATCATAGACTAGGGGATAAGTTTTGAGTTATAAGGTAGCGCACATTGCGGACACGCACATCAAAAATCTTAAGTTTCACTACGAGTATAAGATCGTATTCGATCGATTATATGAAGCACTACGAAAAGAAAACGTAGACTACATCGTACACTGCGGCGACATCGCCCACACCAAGACACAGATTTCACCAGAGTTCGTTGAGCTTTGCTCCGACTTCTTTTCGAATCTAGCGAAAATCGCACCAACCTACATCATTCTGGGGAACCACGACGGCAACCTAAAGAACAGTACCCGTCAGGACGCGCTGTCGCCCATTGTGAAGGCTCTGGACCTACCAGACCTACATCTACTCAAGAACGCAGGTGAAACCGTCCTAGAGCCCGATCTCGCGCTCAACGTGCTATCGGTCTTTGATGAGGACAACTGGGTGGCACCTAGTGATGACTCGCGTATTAATATTGCTCTGTATCATGGCGCCGTCTCTGGCGTCAAGACTGACACTGGCTGGGTGATGGATCATGGCGACCATGACATTGGCGTCTTCGCCGGTCACGACTTCGCAATGCTCGGGGACATTCACAAGACTAATCAGATTCTTGATACAGAAGGACGGGTACGCTACTGTGGCTCAACTGTACAACAGAATCATGGTGAGACTAATGACAAGGGCTTCTTGATATGGGACATTGAAGACAAGAATACTTTTACAGTAAAACATCACGTTCTTTTGAACCCCAAGCCGTTTGTGACTATAGAACTTACTCCTAAGGGTAGGATGCCTAAGGGTACCAGTATCCCCGCAGGAGCGCGCTTGCGTCTTGTAAGTAATAACAATCTGCCCCTTGACGTTATGCGTAAGGCTGTGGAAGTGGCCAAGCATCGCTTTAAGCCTGAGAGTATTACATTTCTTAATCGTGCATCTGGTGAAACGGGCACCGTTGAGATTGGCTCTGGATTTAAGGTGGAGAATCTCCGCGACAAGGGCGTGCAAGAGGACCTTATTCGCGAGTACCTAACTGACTATCAGCCCACTGAGGAAACATTGTCTCGTGTTTTTGAACTCAATCGGAAGTATAACTCTAAGATTGAAGAGACTGAAGAGATCGCTCGCAACGTTAATTGGAATATCAACAGCTTTGAATGGGACAATCTCTTCAACTACGGAGAAGGAAACTCCCTAAACTTTAATGAACTTAATGGTATTGTTGGTATTTTCGGCAAGAACTATTCGGGCAAGTCTAGTGTTATTGATGGCTTGCTTTACACTATGTTCAATACGACCTCTAAGAACGAGCGCAAGAACTATAACATTATTAATCAGCACAAGCCAGATTGCCGCGGCACAGTAGAGTTGCAGGTGGGCGATAAAGTCTATACGATTGAGCGCACATCCGAGAAGTATGTTAAGAAGCTCAAGGGTGAGGTTACAAATGAAGCACGAACGTTCCTAGACTTCAGGGGTTCAGACCCCGTTTTAGGCGAAGGTGCAAGCCTTAATGGTACTACTCGCACTGAGACCGATGCGCATATTCGGAAAAGATTTGGTACAGTAGAGGACTTCCTGCTTACATCGATGGCAAGTCAGCTAGATAGTTTATCCTTCATTAAGGAAGGTTCTACAAAACGCAAGGAAATCTTAGCTAAGTTCTTAGATTTAGACATCTTTGAGAAAAAGTTTAATCTTGCAAAAGAAGACTCTTCGGACTTAAAGGGCGTCCTGCGACGCCTCGGAGAGACGGACTACAAGATTGACATCGCTGTTGCAGAAGTTCAGCTAGATGAAGCTACTGCCGAGCTAGCAAGCGAGACAAAGGCTACCGACGTCCTCCGACAAAAGCTACAGACATCAGAAGAAGAGTATGCCACCCTTACAACAAAGATTGATTCTATACCCGCAGAGCGCCTAGATATCAAAAAGATGGTTGAAAGCCGTAATACACTAGAAAAGAAAATACAAAACTCCTATACCAACATCAGCGAACTGAAGGATGAGAATGCAGAGTTTGAAGCCCAGCTCACAGAGTATGATGAATTTTTGATGGGAATGGATATTGAAGATCTTCTTTCACAAAAGAAAGAGTATGACGAGTTTAAGCAGAAGTACGATGACACAGTAAATCGTGCCCGAGTCATGGACACTGAGTATAAGTCAATGAGTAAGAAACTCCGACTCTTAGACGAGGCTCCGTGCGGAGATAACTATCCTACCTGTCGTTTTATTAGTGATGCTCACTTGGCCACCGTTGAGCTACCCTCGTTAGAGATGGACATTATCACCGAGATTGAGGACGCCAAGACATATAAAACCAAGATTGCTTCTGTTGATACAGTTGAAATGATTGAGTTAATCAACCGATACAACGAGACCATAGTTAAAAAGAATAATGTGGAACTTGAAAAGAGGGACAACAAGGTTTCTATTGAGGTTCTCTACGGAAAGATTAAGAATCTTAAGACTGACCTAGCCGCAACCCAAGAAAAGATAGACCTCTATGAAGAGAAGAAAGAACTCATTCAGAATATTGAAAAGCTCTTAAACTCTCGTGATCAGGTCGGTGCAACTATTGGTAAGATCAAGAAGGCTATTGAAAAAGGCGATGAAACCCTTAATCGCTCCAATCGCCTTCTTGGCTCTCTTGAGCAAAAGCTCACAGACCTTAGGGAGAAAGAGCAGGAAGTTTTAGACATTCGTGCTGAGTATGCGGCTTATGATTTGTTTATGCGATGTATGCATTCAAACGGTATTGCTTACGATATTATCAAAAAGAGACTCCCCGTCATTAATGCAGAGATTGCCAAGGTCTTATCAAATCTTGTAGACTTTGAGGTATTTTTCCAAGAAGACGGTAGGAAACTGAATGTCCTACTTAAGCACCCCAAGCACGAAGAACGCCCCATTGAGATGGGCTCTGGTGCAGAAAAGACCATAGCCTCTATGGGTATTCGCCTCGCACTATTGTCTATATCATCACTACCTAAGGGTAACATCTTTATTCTAGACGAGCCCGGAACTGCCTTGGACGCGGAGAACATGGAAGGATTCATTCGCATGCTTCAATTGATCAAGATGTATTTTAAGACTGTGATTCTTATTTCTCACCTAGACTCGCTCAAGGATATCGTTGATATGGAAATTACTATTGATAAAGTTAAGGGCTATGCCTCAGTTAGTCAATAGATGTGCTTTCAAGCCTATAGTCATAAGCTTGGAGGAAATAACTTTTGATGGCGTGATCCTTCACATCTTCATTGCCAACATACCATGACCAAGTGATAAGAGAGGCAATGTGTGAGATTTTACCCATTGTTCCTTTAATGTCCTCCTCTAGCCAATGAAGTGTTTCTTTCGTAGGATCAGCAACTTCAATATCTAGATCCATGGCGAGAGAGTACAAGATATACCAGTTCGCATCCTTATAAGCTGCCTGAGCTGACATAAACATTTTCTCTAGACGTTTGGCTTCAGTCGCCGAAGCACCTCTGGCTAGCACCTTATCGGGATGAGTTTTATCGGCCACTTTATAATAGAGCTTTTTTAGCTCGGAACCCTTCACCGGACTAACGTCAGGGTTTTCTATTTCTGGAAGATCATCGATTTCATCACCTTTATCTGGCGTATGAGAGATCTCTGTCTCCTCCTCGGACTCTTCTTCTGGATCTGTAGACTCTTGCGCAAGTCTTTCGGTTTCTTCTCTTAGTCTTTGCTCACGTAGTTCATTAATCTTCTTTTTTTCTTCAATTGGTAGTCTCTGAAATATTTCATTGACAATCGCCATGAATTCTTGTTTTGCTTCTGGTATTAACTCCTCGTGATATTCTAAGTCAGCATGAACGAACTCTGCTTTTTTTAACAATTTTTTAAATTTAAGCTTAACTTGTTTCGACATACATTACTCCTGGGGCTAATTAGTGAGAGAGGAAGGTAGTGATGAGACATATTATTGATAAAGGACTGAATAAACTTATTTCCCGAAAACTAATGGCCTGGGGAACAGCTACGTGTCTGTTGATGTTCGCTGATTTGGCATCCAGCGATTGGGTTATAATCACTTGTGTATATATTGGTGGTCAGACTGTGGTGGACACAGTGGCACGCCTGAAGGGGCTGGAATGATAACTTTATTGCGCCTACGAACTTTATCTAAGAAGATCTGGCTCGCCGCTAAGAAGTTTTGGTGGGTACTCGTCCTTGGGTTTGGGCTAATTATTGCGTTTCTTATATATCTTCTTACTCGCAACGGCGCGTTTGTAGCTGGACTCCTGGACCTTATGGAGTCTCGGAGAGACCAGCACGATCAAGAGATGGAAACTCTTGCACATATTCACAATACCGAAATAGCGGAAAAGAATGCACGGTTACAAGAACACCTCAAGCGACGAGCCGAAATTGAAGAAGAATTTAAGAAACGAGGCGAGTCGCTCGACAAAGAAAAAGAAGCAGAACTTAAAAGAATCGTAGATGAAAGCTATAATAATCCTGAAAAGCTTGCTAGAGAACTAGCTGAAGCGTTTGGGATACAAAATGGTTAAAAAATTAATAGCACTCTATCTAGCCCTTTGGCTTGCCGCACCTGCTGTGGTGATGGCTGAAGAGGTTGAGACATTTCCAGACTATGTGGTCCTGCCAGTTGAAGCAGGAGACACGGTACCGTTTGAGGGAGTACTCCTCTCATTGGACGCAGCCGCCAAGATCCTTACAGAGAAGAAGTACGAGGACGTTGAATGTGATCTGCGCCTAGAATATGAACTCCAGATTCAGAAAGACAACTATGAGCTGCTTCTGTCTTATAAAGATATTGAGATTGCCTCATGGACCGACAAGTACGAGGCTATGATGATTCTAAAGACGACAGAGAATGAGAGGTTATATGACCTCGTAACTAAGACAAAGCCTGGAAGCGAGCCTTTTATGGTGGCTTTAGGATTTGGAATTGGAACGCTTACATCGCTAGGAATCTTTGCTCTGTCAACGGAGATAGTCAAGCCGTGAGCATACCAGAGGTTAGCTCTAGAAACCGCCTCCTATCTTTCCTGCAGAAGAATCTGCGAAAGATTGATTCGCTACTTATAAGAGGGTTCTTCCGCGCCCCCTCACAGCCGGGATTCTTATATTACCTTGCGACGGACCAGTCTTTGAGTGCAGATAGTTGGACTACGGTACAATTTGATACTGCAGATTTTGATAATAATAGTGATTTTGCAAGTTATGTGTTCACGGCACCCCAAGCAGGGACGTATGTTTTTACAGCGAACCTCCGAATGGATAGTATTGATAGTTCAGCAACGCAGTACTCATGGGGTCAGTTCCGGAATATCACTCAGTCAAAGAATTATCGTGTAGGGATCTATGAGCTAGACAATCAGACTGTGGATTATTGGACAGTGGGCGGCTCTGTAATACTCTCTCTGGCTGCCAGTGATCAAGTAGATTTTCAGGCTTTTGTTAAGGCTGGAACTGCAAAGATGGAGGTAGGCAGCTCCCCAGCAACTACAAGATATAATTTTTTTAGTGGATATATGTTAGGATGAGCGACAACCAAGAATACATAGCCAATTTAGAGAAAGCCATATCTCAAAAGTATGGCACCGAAGCAATCAACAATCCGAAGAGATTTTGGGATGATGAGAAAGAAAAGAACTACATTGCTCAGTCACAAGAAGAGCAACGCAAGTTTGCTAAACTGGCCGAATCCCAAGACAAAGTAGAACAAGACGGATTTTTAATAAACAAAAAACTACTTACTAGAGATCATAATAGGACTTGTCCTGTTTGTTCGCGATATTCTTTTCACCCTCGGGATGATTTGTATATGAATAAATTCGAAGCATGCTTCGGGTGCTATATACAATACATTCAGCACAGAGAAGAAAGATGGGCAACAGGCTGGCGACCTAACGAGGAAGAATAACATGGCAACAGTATACGAAATCATCCAGGGAATTAACCAAGCAGCCGCTAATGGCGCATGGGATGGCGCCCACTCCGCAGACTTAGCTGCCGATGGCAAAGCCCGCGACGCTGGTCTTAAGCGAGCAAACGGACACTTTATTAATGACCGTCGAGTTATTGATGGTTTTGGCGTCAAGTTCCATGGACCCATCCTCCGGGTTACATACCAGTCCGAAATAAGAATCAAAGAAGTCCAAGACAAAGGTTTTGAAGGTGACATCGAAAACCAGATTCAGGAAATCGTAAAGTTCCTGAAGAAAGAATACAAAGCTATCACGGGCAACACACTTACACTAACGAAAGAGGGAGACTCCTCCATCCTAGTTCAGCGTATGTCTAACTACCGCACTGACGTTCAGGCGCACTGTGACTACCGCATCGGTGGTCTCACAGACGTTCTTGAAGTTAATGGCGGAACTGATGAGGAACGACTTGATTCCTCCATTCGTGATTTTCTTTCAATGGGGAGAGACAAAGCCAAAAAGCCTTCTAATGTGAAGATCTAATAATGGCCGCTCTTACCAAGAAAGAGATATTAAAGGAAGTTGTTAAAGCCGGCAAAGACCCGGTATATTTTACCATAAACTACTGTCGCATCTCCCATCCGCAAAAGGGTCTTATTCCTTTCAAGGCGTATGATTATCAGAAAGAACTCCTTAAAGATTTCCGAGATTATCGCTTCAATATTATTCTCAAGGCGCGGCAGCTGGGTATTTCCACCATTAGCGCGGCTTATGTAGCATGGCTAATGCTCTTTCACAAGGATAAGAATATCCTCGTAGTTGCGACCAAACTGCAGACAGCCACTAACCTTGTTAAAAAAGTAAAAGCGATTATCAAGAATCTGCCACCCTGGATGCAGATTTCCGACATCACAGTGGATAATCGTACCTCCTTCGAACTTGGCAATGGCTCACAAATTAAGGGCTCCTCGACATCAGGAGACGCTGGTCGTTCCGAAGCTCTCTCGCTTCTCATTATCGATGAGGCTGCTCATGTGGAGCGCCTAGATGAACTCTGGACTGCTCTCTATCCTACTCTATCAACAGGCGGTCGATGTATTGCTTTGTCCACCCCTAATGGTGTAGGTAATTGGTTCCACCAGAACTGCGTAGAAGCGGAGACCGGAACAAACGATTTCCACATGACCACATTGATGTGGGATGCCCACCCCGACAGAGATAAGAAATGGTTTGAAAAAGAAACCAGGAATATGTCCAAGCGGCAAATTGCCCAAGAGCTTGAATGCAACTTTAATGTTTCAGGAGAGACAGTAATCCATCCTGAGGATCTAGAGTGGTTTCTGGAGCGGATCACAAGCCCCGAATACAGAACAGGATTTGATCGCAACTACTGGATCTGGGAAAAGTATGACCCCGAGAAATCCTATCTGATTGTGGCTGATGTTGCACGCGGCGATGGTAAAGATAACAGCGCCTTTCATATTATTCAGTTGGACGACATGAAACAAGTTGGGGAATACATCGGCAAGCCGACACCTGATGACTTTGCTGATATACTCTATAGTATAGCCGCAGAGTACAATAATCCTATGTTAGTAATAGAAAACAACAATATTGGCTTCGCGGTACTTAAAAAACTCCAGGATAAAGAGTATCCTAACCTATACTATTCTACTAAGGGAGATCACCAGTATATCGACCCAGTAACCGCGCAATGGCAATCCAATGCGATACCTGGATTCACCACATCTTCTAAAACAAGACCACTGATTGTTGCGAAGATGGAAGAGTTTATGAGAAACAAACTAATTACTATCAACTCTAATCGCCTGTTATCAGAAATGAAAACCTTTATCTGGCATCATGGCCGACCTCAAGCGATGAGAAGTTATAATGACGACTTGGTAATGTCGTTTGCAATTGGTTGTTGGGTGAGAGATACTGTGATCATCGAAAGTCAAAAGAATGTTGAATATAGTAAGAGCTTTATTGCCGGCATCAGTACAGCTTCTACAACTATTTCTACCACTATTCCGGGTATGTCCGGACACAAAATCACAAAGGAAAACCAAAGGGTCGGAGAAGCAACTAGCTTCAATGACAAATACTTAGGTTTAATCAAGGGCTAACAAATGGCTAAGAAAGACAACACAAGAAACCCGGCATCCCCATTATTCAAGCGACTCACACGCCTCTTGTCGGGTCCGATTGTTAACTACCGAACACAGGTCGCCCGCCAGGACCGACGCAATAACCTAGATAAGTATCGATTCCGATTCCGTTCAATGAGCGGACAAGAGTTCAAGCGCTCCGATAGCCAGTACTCGCAGAACTATAACATGATGACCTCGGCCGCGTTCCGTAACCAGAACCGCGCCGAACGTTATGTAGATTTTGAGCAGATGGAGTATATGCCAGAGATTGCCTCGGCACTTGATATTTATGCAGATGAGATGACGACTTCCAATGAGTTTGATCGTCTCCTTAATATTGACTGCCTGAACCACGAGATCAAAACTATCCTTGAGTCCTTGTTCTACGACGCACTTAACATTGAGTTCAACTGCTTTGGTTGGGCACGGTCCATGTGCAAGTACGGAGACTTCTTCTTGTACTTGGATATTGATGAGAAGCTGGGAATCACCTCGGTAATTGGAATGCCCAACAACGAGGTTGAGCGCCTTGAAGGACAGGACGCCTCCAACCCCAACTATGTTCAGTATCAGTGGAATGGCGCCGGAATGACTTTTGAGAACTGGCAGGTTGCCCATTTCCGTATTCTTGGTAACGACAAATACAGTCCTTATGGGACATCGGTCCTAGACCCAGCCCGCCGTATTTGGCGTCAGCTTGTGTTGCTTGAGGATGCCATGATTGCTTATCGCGTTGTGCGTGCACCTGAGCGACGCATGTTTAAGATTGACGTCGGCAACATTCCGCCTCAAGATGTAGCTCAGTATATGGAGAAGGTGAAGACAGAGATGAAACGAAACTCTCTGGTTGATGCCAACACCGGTCGCGTGGATCTGCGCTACAACCCACTCTCTCTAGAAGAGGACTACTTCATTCCAATGCGCGGAGGAGTCGGGTCAGACATCCAGTCTCTCCCGGGTGCAGCTAGTCTTAACGATATTGAAGATGTTAAGTACCTGAGAGACAAACTCTTTGCAGCAATCAAGATCCCCCAGGCATATTTGACAAACCTAGAGGGCGGAAGTGAAGACAAAACCACATTAGCCCAGAAGGACATTCGTTTTGCGCGCACCATTCACCGACTCCAGCGATCCATTATCGCAGAGCTTGAGAAGATGGCCATTGTTCACCTTTATACTCTAGGCTACCGCGGTCAGGATCTTCTTTCCTTTAAAATTACACTCAACAATCCATCCCGACTTGCAGAACTGCAGCAGCTTGAATATATGAAGACTAAGTTCGATACAGCAACGGGAGTCCCTGAGGGAGTATATAGCAAACGCTGGGTCGCCCGGAACATTCTGGGAATGACAGACACAGAGTTCTTGCGTAATCAGCGCGAGACATTCTATGATCGCAAGTACCAACAGGATCTAGAATCCTTGGCAGAACAGGGCGCGATGGAAGAAGCCGGCGGCGAAGGCTTGGGCGACCTAGGCGGCGACATGGGCGGACTAGATGATCTCGGCGGCGGCGATCTCGGCGGAGACCTGGACCTCGGCGGAGACCTCGGAGGCGAGGAAGCAGCTGGCGATGAGTCTGCGCTTCTGGCAACACCCGGGCGCCGAGAAGACAATCCGACAAGACACCAGGGCGCCCCCCATACGCCGGTAGCAGTTGATATGCGCCGGGGCAGTGCCACACAACACTCCGCAGGACCAATGCGCCGAGAAATGAAGAGAATGATTAAGGGACCTGAGATGGGAACCACCGCCCGAACCAAACATCCGGGTAAGGTGACAATAGCATCCCTTCGCAGCAACATAGGTCTAGAGGAATCTAAGCGACCTACTTATACTAATGACGAGTCGGTTTTGTTTGAGAACACTACGAAGGTCAGACGCTTAGTAGAAGAGATGGAGCGCAAAGAGGTAAAGAAAGATGAAACATAATAAGAAAAGAAACACCGCCTTTATTTATGAAACCCTTTCGCGAGAGCTAACGAAGGCTATCGTAGAGAAGGAATCTGAACAAAAGGCATTGGTGATTTCAATTGTGAAAGAGCACTTCACTCCGGATTCTCCACTTACAGCCGAACTGAATCTTTATAAGGTATTACTTGAGTCGCAGAGTATTCCAGAGAACCTTGCCGACCGCATGCTTCAGGAAACTAAATTTGCTTACTCTAAGCTTGATGATAAAGCTGTCTTTGATGCACAGTCCCGAATCATTGCCACAATCAACAAGAATCTCGGACAACATGTTTGGTCCAACTTTGTACCTAACTTTAAGTCTCTGGCTTCGGTTAATGCGATCTTCAACACAAAGATGCCTGTTAAGACAAAAGTACTTTTTGAGCAGCAGATCATCGAGAAGATGACAGCTACCAATGAGTTAAATGAAGATCTCAAAACCATTGACAACATTACATACCACTCGTTCATTAAGAAATTTAATAGCAAATACACCGATCTGCTTCAGGAGCAAAAAGATCTTCTGAATCGCTACATCACCAGCTTTGCTGATGAGGGGTTTGAGCTTCGCGTCTATCTTAATGAGGAACTCAGCCGGCTGAAATCCCTGGTAGCAGCCGCTAAGAAGACCACAGAAGAAGCTCTAATCGTTCAGAAGCTGGACAGTGTAAACGAATATCTTGAAGAGTTCCGAAAGAGGGACTTTACAGATAGAGATCTCAACAAGGTCCTCAAAACACAAGAATTAGTTAAGGAGCTTTCAGCACATGATTAAGATCCAGATCGGCGAGCCCGCAGCCCACGCAACAGTAGAACTTAAAGCACGACGAGGACTTGATGGTTCGCTCCTTATCATGGACCATCAGAAGATCGATATCGCTGTTGTTCCATCTTCCATGAAGATTACTACGTTTCCTAAGACAACAGCAACAGAAGATGTTTATGATTTTCAAAATCGTCTGTTAGAGCTTTTGGCCGACAAAGGAATTATTGATCGTGCTACCATCCAGGGCGGTAACGTATTCCGTTCCCTTGAAGCTAAAGTCTTTGAAAATGATCAGGTTAATTCTTTACAAGCAGCTACCTTTGTGATCGCAGAGTTTATTCAAACTGAATCCGAGCACGAGCGCATTGCTGACGAGTATGAAAAGAACCTGGAAGATATGTTTGTGCATCCTTCCGATCGCGATTCAACAGAGTTCGGAGAGGTTCCGCAGTATGCCGAGAAGGGATCAATGCGCCCTGGCTACTACTACTATCCATTACGAAACCGGTACTAAACAATGGGCGATATGAAACTCATCATGGAGAGTTGGAGAGCCTTCCGCTTGGTAGAGGAAGAAGCCCCTCAGTATAAAGAGGATCCTCAAGACGCTATGGCTTTGCTGAAGGCACTTGCGAGCGAAACCGATCAGCAGAGAGTAGAGAAGGTTATTCAACAAATCGCCACCGACACTGAGATCGGTCCGCTCATGAGCGCGCTTTCGGATATGTTTGAAGAAGTCACCGGCGATGAAGAGGTGGAAGTTGATATTGAAGAAGGTCTAGACGACCTGGGGCGCTCAGTGGCAGGACTAGGGCTAGACGCTAGCGCCAAGATAGAAAAATTTCTAAACTCATCCAATGCCGGGCGCCTCCTGGCAAAAGCTGCCCCAGCAGCTCTAGGGTTGGCACTCGGCACCATAATGATTCAGGGAGGCGAAATCACGCCAGGAGCCCTGAAGACAGTGAGCAAACTGGTAAGTGGCGCAGTAACCCCGGAATCCCTTGGCGATGCAATAGCTGATATGGGAACGGAAGCCATCGAGGCTCTCCAAGAAAGAAAAAAGATTTAATGGAACTGCTACATTTTATACTTGCCGCTTACGGCATGACGTTTATTATTATTCATGGACACATTTTCAATAAGATCCGACCACCCTGTAAATCAATGGGTGGCTTCGGTCGTTTATTTCATTGCCATTTATGCATGGGATTCTGGGTTGGTGTCTTTCTGTGGGGCATTAGTCCCTATACAGAACTATTTAACTTTGACTATACGCTCGTAGATGCATTTCTATATGGGTGTGTTAGCGCTGGAACATCCTACTTTCTTAGTATGTTAGTGGATGATTATGGGATCCGCGTGATCCACAAAGGAGGTGAATCATGAAAAAATGGTTAATCCAGCCTGTCCGACGTTGCTGCTCGGGTAGCATACTTTATGTGGGGGTGAGGATCCCCACGTTAAAATGAGAGAATAAACAATGGCACAACTACTACGAGAATTTTATGAACTATGCGAAGGCGGCGTCTGTCAGGACTTACTGACGGAAGCCGAGAAGCGCTTTGTTAAAGAGGGCGGTATGATTCTAACTGGGAAACTGCAGGAAGCAGATCGCCCCAATGGAAACAAGCGCAAGTACCCCATGGGTGTAATGGAGCGCGAAGTCGGCAAGTATAAACAAATCGTAGATGACAATCGTGCCCTCGGTGAGCTTGACCACCCCGACTCTTCTATTGTTAACCTAGCCAATGTGTCGCATATGGTAGTTGATATTTGGATGGAAGGTCCAAAGGTAATGGGCAAGTGCAAAGTATTGGACACCCCCGCAGGACAGATCCTCCGCTCGCTAGTGGATGCTGGCGTTAAGATCGGCATCTCCTCCCGCGGCATGGGATCCGTAAGTGAAAGAATGGGTGAGACAATCGTTGAAGATGATTTTCAGCTCATCTGTTTTGATATTGTGTCAGAGCCCTCCACGCCCAATGCATTCATTGCCTTATCTGAAGGTAAGCTAGTAAATGAGCAAGTCGAGAAGAACAATAAGATTATTACGCTAATGAACGAGATCGTCGGTGAGAAATGAAGAAGTCAGATTTTAAGAAACTAATCAAGCCAATCGTCAATGAGTGCATCAAAGAGTCTCTTATGGAAGATGGGATGATCTCAGGTATCATTGCTGAGGTCGTAAGAGGGATGGCTACTGTTCAGCCCATAGTAGAACAGAGAGTGGAAGCAGCTGACCCCGAACTAGAGCGCCTGAAGAAAAATGCATTTAGTGCGCAGCAAACTTCTAAGCTTCATGAGCATAGGACAAAGCTAATGTCTGCAATCGGCGGCAGCGCTTATAATGGAGTTAATCTATTTGAGGGCACTACGCCAGCCCCAGGGCAAACGACGCCAACCCAACAATCAAGCCCTATGTCTGGACAGAGTCCCACGGACCCAGGTGTAGATATTGGTAATTTGTTTGGAAGTGTCGGTCGTAATTGGGGCGCCCACATGAATAATGTAAAGAAAGAAAGTAGGTAAGTTGTGCCAGTAAATGTGAAAGTAGATCTACGACGCGGCGAAACATCTGAGAGATTAATCCGCCGCTTTAATCGTAAATGTAAAAAGGAAGGTATTGTAAAGTTCTATCGCTCTAAAACAGATCATTATATTAAGCCTTCAATAAGTAAAAAACTTAAGTCTGAAGCTGCCCGAAGAGCGCGCCGCAAACTAGAAAGAAAGAAACAACAAAAATTGTTTAGATAAAACGCCCAGGTGGCGTCTATTTATTAGACGGAGATAAAGAATGTCAACTTATAATTATAAACCAGGATTGGGCAGCGTAGGATCATATCAGGTTTCCGGCATACCCTACGTTAAAGGACCCATCACCAACGCGTCGACAGGCGGCGGTCCGTTTAAGCTTACGTTTCCACAAGTAACCAAGTTTATATCGGTAACGAACACAGACGCCACCGACACCGAGTTGCTGTGCGGATTCTCCTCTCTGGGACTTAGTGAGCTAACTAATGTGTTTGTAGTTCCAGGGGGACAAACTCTCCAACTAGAGCTAAAGGTTACAGAGCTTTATTACACAGGCTCAATCTCTGCCTTTGGTGTCGTAGCCGGCTTAACAGGAATCCCCAACACAGCTATCAACAATCCCAATGTTTCTCCTTCCGGCTCCAACTGGTCTGGATCTTTAGGGGCTCTTGTAGGGTAAGGAGGTAATTACTCTATAGGAGGGCTGCGGAATGTCAGATCCAAAAAACAAGTGGAATCAACCGGCGGCTCCCCCAGCCCCGATGTTCTTCGGGAAAAAAGAACGTGATTTAGTAAAGCAGGTTAATGATGAACTTTCCGAAAGGGTCATCGGACAACCAATTGCTTATTACCCCATAAGCACTGAAGAGTCTAACTTTAACGAAACATATGGTGAGGCCATTGAAAAGGTCTCTCTGCCACCGATACGTGTATATGCATACGTTGATGTGGCGAACGAACAAAGTAACGAAAAGTTTGGATATGAATATCAGACCAAACTAACTGTATATTTTAGTGAACGGCGGATTACAGAGGATCAGAACCTCTACGTTCGAGTCGGTGACTTCATCCAGTACGGTGAGTTCTTCTATGAAATCGTCAAGACCTTTGATGATACTCGATATTACTTTGGACAAGTAGAGCATAAATTCCAGATCGCCGCAGAGTGTGTGCGCGCTCGCAAGGGCACATTCCGTGTTATGCCCGCAGTCGACCGACCGGTTACTCCTGCGGAACAGGCGGGCGAAGTCGACAATCCCGCGCCCCGCCCGGCTCCCTACCCCCCGCTGGCGGCTAGTTATGTGACAATGACCGCCGAGGGTAAATTGCCCAATGAGCGGATCCTTACGGCGGGTATTGGTATCACCATTACGGATGGCGGTGCCGGCGGCGCCGTTACTATTGATAATACCGCCAACGCTGCGGTCGGTCCAACGGGCTCAATTCAAATTAATCTCGGTGATATTTCCGGATCCTTTTACGGCGACTCGACATTTGTTTATTTGACCGCCAGTGATACTCTCTCGCTGAGTGGATATCTTACGGCTTCGGGCCACATATCCTCATCCGCCTTTTTTGGCACCACGGTATCCTCTTCGTATTTTAATTTGCTTCCAACTTCCGGTACTGTGGGAGGACCCGGTAGCTTCCTGGCATTAGATTCGAGTAATAATCTTATCATAACCTCATCCATTGGTGGCGGAGGCACCGGGGACGGTATCTTTACCGTCATTGATGTTTCCAATGCTTATGTGACAAGTAGTTTAACGATCGGCGGCACAACAACCCCAGATCATCGAATGTCAATCAGTGGCTCGCTCTCCGCCTCAGTTAATGTATCGGCTTCCGCCTTCTATGGCGATGGGTCCAATCTCACAGGGATTACAGCCAGCGCTGTCGAGGTGGCGGACGGACCAGTGGGATCCTTGCAATTCCGCATCGACACTCCCGTCTCTGGCGAGATTAGTGGAAGTAGTAAAATACTTTATGATATCACCAATAATCGCCTTTCATTTGGAGGAGGGCTTACATTTAATAGAACGGCCATCTCCACCGTACACACAGCGTCCGTGAATAATTATATTTTGGGCGTCACCGCGGTCCCCACAGAAATTCTGTTTGATGCTACATTATTCTCAGACGGACAAGGGCTCGTAATTAAAGACGAGAGCGGCGCGGCATCCGCTACTAATTCTATAACTTTGGTCCCCTCCGCATCGCAGACAATAGATGGATTATCAAACGCAATTATTGAATCCCCACATGGCTCAGTATTTCTATACTCAAATGGTACAAACTGGTTCATTTACTAAAGTAAAAAAATATAATAAAATATAAAATATTTCTGTCTTCTTGTCGTCTAAAGACCTATATGTGTATGAGACATATGTGGGTATAGAATTTTAGCAACTCCTCCCTCCGATAGTGGTACCCCTCAAACAATTTTGGTAAAACACAGTCTCAGTCATTAATCTATAGGAGGATTTTAAAAAATGGCATATAAATATCAATCGGGTCTCGCTCAAATGAGTGGCGCCCTTACACAAGAAGGTGCTTTTAAGCTCCACAACGAAGCGGGAAGCGAAGTCGCGTCTGTATTACAGTCCGGTATTGTTTCTGGTTCCGCTGCTGGTAAGTTTGAGACACTTCAGATCGACAGTACCGAAGTTATTTCGTCTGCTCGCGCAGTCGCTAACGTCACGAGTATTGACGGTTCTGGTGACCTTACAATGGGCACAATCACAATGTCCGGTTTCTCTGTTGACGCAGATGGTGATCTCAGCGCTAAGTCGCTCATATCCACATCCACAGTCAGTGGTTCCGGTGTTGTTTACGGTTCGGCTGTCGAAGCTGACGGAGCTGCCCAGTTCGGCACTTCCGTTACAGCCGGCACTTCGTTCATCATCGGTTCTGCCGACCTGAACGAAGCCGACATGGAAAAGCTCGACGGTATCACCAATGGTACTGCAGCAGCTTCCAAGGCCGTCGTTCTCGACGCGTCCAAGGATATTACAGGTATCAATAACCTGACCGCTTCCTACTTCAAGGGCGACGGTTCCGGCATCACCAACATCAATGTTTCTAACCTTGATGCTGTTGGTTCAGACACCTGGGTCCAGTACAATGATAATGGTGAGTTTGGCGCTAGCGCTGGCTTTACATTTGATGGTACAGGTTCGGTTGCAACTTCGGTGAAGCTCTCTTCGGCTGCCGTCTCCGCTTCCGCAGCAGTTTCAGCTGCTTCTTTCGCTGCTGATGGCGCTGCCGTCCTCGGCGGTTCTTTAACCGCTGTAGGCGTTGTTGCTGGCGGAGCGATTAGCTCTGCAACCACCATTGACGGTTCCGGTGACCTTACAATGGGCACCATCACAATGACAGGTTTTGCTGTCGACGCTGATGGTGACACCAACCTTAAGTCGTTGCGAGTTGACGACGACAGCTATATTGGCTCAGACTCAGTTACTGACCTAATACAGCTTCAAGCTGATGGTGATATTATCATCAAAGACGGAGCATATGACTTTGATATTGCTTCTCACGATGGCACTAATGGTCTGTTGCTCGGTGGCGTTCTTGTTAATGCATCTGCTGCAGATCTCAACTTTACTAATGTTGCTGCTGCCGGTACTGCCGAAGCCTCCAAGGCTGTCGTCTTGGATGCATCCAAAGATATCGCTGGTCTCAATGATGTCTCGGCTGCTAGTGTAACCTTGAGTGACCTTTCTGACAACCGCATCGCGCTTGTCGGTGCATCTGGTCTACTTCAGGACAATGCTCAGTTTACATATTCTGATTCCCGCGATGTAAATCTCGGCGGCTACGATGGACTTATCGTTTCGTCATCTGCTAGTGGTAGTAGCTATCTCATGGATGGTTACTTCTCTGTGTATGACACTTCATCGGACATGGTCTTTGATGCGTCTGCCGCTTCTGTGCGCTCCCGTGTTAACACCAGCATTTCTGGTGCCTCGAACGTAGGTCTCTCCGTCGACAGTACGATGACCGGTGGTGCATCGATTACTGCAGTTGGGCACATTAACGTTGGCTCGTCCGGCGATTTTGTTGTCAAGATGGAAAGCAATGGTAACATGTCTGGTTCCGGAACTCTCAGCGCCGGCGGCGAAGTTAACTTCGGCGGCGACTTGATGATGTACGGTGACAGCCTGTCGGTCTACTTTGGTCTCGACGACGATGTTCGACTCCTGCATATTCCGGATACCGGTCTTCGTTTAAACGAGGGCATGGGACTTAGCTTCCGTGAGGGTGGTATCAACGTCTGCTCGGACGCGACTGGCTATCTAGATATTGCCGCTGACACTGCAGTGAGAGTTCATTCGGCTCTCTCGGCTTCGGGTAACTTCTCGATCGGTGGTACTTTGAGTGCTGACAACTTGGCTGCGGTTGCAATTGACCTCACGGCTGACTTGATGGTGATTGATGATGGCGCTTCTGGTGCTATCAAGATTTCCAGTCTTGCTGACTATGCAACAGCTCTCGCAGCTGGTGCTAACGAAGGTCTTTCTTCCACAGCTGGTCGTCTCGGTCTTGACCTTAACGATCTCGCTGGCGCAGCTGTCAACGTTGCCGCTGATAGCATTGCTATTGTCGACGCTGATGACAACGGTTCCAAGAAGGAAAGCATTGCTGACCTCGTAACTGCCATGGCAGGTGCTGGTCTCACTGCAACCAACGGTGTTCTTTCCGCTGATTCCGCTGCAACTCCAAACGCCATTGGCGATGAAGCTGCAACATTGGCAGAAGGTTTCAACTACGGTAACGCTGATCTCACATCCGCACGGGTCTGGTCTTTGCCAGCTCCATCGGAAGTGGGTGACATCGTTCACGTTAAGGCTCCAGAAAACTGCAGCTCTTCACTAACAATTACTGTCTCTGGCGGTACAATTGACGGTGCAGGCTCTGTGGTCCTTGAGTCCCCATACGCCGCAGTATCTTTGATCTGCATCAATGTCGCTAGTGATCTTTGGAGACTCTACTAAGCCGAACCTAGTTTAGCTTGGGATAGTTTCTAACTATCTAAGGGTGTCCTCCTTTTGGGGGGCACCCTTTTTAGTTTGAGAATAAGACGGAAATAATCATCTATTAGTCATTTCGGCATCCTAAGCACTATTTATTTCTGATAAGTTATCAGATCTGGAGTAATCTTATGTCTTCACTATTAGAAGAAGCAATCGTAGACGCTAAAGCCCTCAAGGAAGCCGCATTAAAAAATGCAGAAGATGCTGTCCTAAACAAATACTCAGGAGAAGTCAAGCGAGCACTTGACACTCTTCTGGAGCAAGATGAGGTGGGATTAGAGGAAGATTCTACGGACGGCGAAGATCTCATGGAGTTCACTGAGGACCTCCCATTTGCTTTTGCAAACGAAGAGGTCGATGGAATTGCTGAAGAAGAAATCGTAGAGATTGATTTCGATGCTCTTAAAGCTCGTCTAGAAGAGGAAGATGAAGTTGTAGAGGAAGACGCCCTAAATGATGCCCTCGGTATGGCCGACGAGCTTGAAGAGGGTAGCATGGAAGTAGACCCTAGCGTTGACGTCGCGTCTGAAGAGGGATCCCCCATGGATCAAGCGGCAGTGCACGGCAATTCCGTCGACGATCAAGATATTGAAGATGCCGCCGTCGAAGAAGCATGTGAAGATGAAGAGATTAACCTTACAGAAGATATGATCGCAGACCTTATAGAAGAACTCACTGTTGATATGACGCCACGCCCGCAGGGATGGTCATCCGGCAACTCTGCCTATAACAGTGTACTACAGGCTAATGATCAAGCCATGGCAGCTGCAGCCGCCAATGCCCTCGATGAAGAAGAGGAAGTAGAGGAAGAGGTACAGACTGTCGATACAGTTTCTGACGCCGCCCTCTTTGAGACAAAGATCTCAGAACTTACAGATTCTAACAGAGAGCTACGTGCTCTCGTTATGGAAGCCAAGGATCAGCTCATGAAGCTGAACTTGGATAACGCCAAGCTTGTTTATCAAAACAAGGCTTTGAATAGCGCCTCCTTGAATGAGCGACAAAAAACACAAATTGTCGAAGCTGTTCAATCTGCCAATTCTGTTGAAGAAACGGGTATGATTTTTGAAACGATTCAAAACGCAGTGGGGTCCGCGCCAGATCAGCGCACACGACCACAGACACTTCGTGAAGCGGTTCAGAGACCTACATCCTTATTACTCAACTCCCGAAAAAACAACGAGGCTACTAAAGACCCAAATATGGGTCGTATGCTGCGTTTAGCAGGTTTGAATAAATAATGACATTCATTAATAACAATATTAGGAGGTTTTAATATGTCTATCGTCGAGAAATTGACCGAAGGCATCGTGAACCGTGATCTCTCAGCTGAAGGTGCTGCTCTCATTAATAAGTGGGAACAGACAGGTCTTCTTGAGGGTCTAGGTGACGATACCGTTCGGAATGGAATGGCGCGTTTGCTTGAGAACCAAGCAAAAGAGCTACTCCGTGAGTCTTCCAGCATGAGTGCTGGTGACGTCCAGGGTTTTGCAGCAGTTGCATTCCCACTTGTACGCCGAGTATTCGGCAACTTGATCGCTAACGAACTCGTAAGCGTTCAGCCCATGAGCTTACCTTCTGGCCTCATCTTCTTCCTTGATTTTGAGTTCGGTGGTAACGCTAACAGCACAGCTAATCGTCTTGGTTTCGACACCAACACTTCCCTCTATGGTGGTGGTGTGGTCGGTTCCCAGATCACTGGTGGTGTTAATTTGGATGGTAACAATGGCACAGCTGCCCAGGGACCATACAACTTACGCAACGGTTACGCGTCGCCAACAGGATCTTTGACCACAGGGGACATTGCTCCAGTTTGCTCCGGTACCCTCGGCGCAGGCGGACAGGTTACATCCGTATCCACGGTCCCAGGTGCAGCCGGCTCCAACACGGGCTTTGCTGACCTTACTGCCGCAGAGATCAATCAGGTCCTACGCTTCGACCCCGATCTCGTATCTGGTTCTAGCTTCTGCATCGGAGAGGTTGATATCTCTACGGCTACTTCCCAGTTTAACCGCATGGATCTTACAGCTATGTCTGCTACTCCAGGCGCCGGCTACCTCGCTTCCGCGGGTGATCTTATCACTCGTTTGAGCGCTCTCAGCCGATCCTTTGATGATCCAGATACAGTTGATTCCGACCTTGCACGAATTGTTGTTGTTACAACCGGTTCCGCGATAGAGGCCGAGGAATTCCTCGATAACTTTACCCTCTCGATCGCTATCGATGACGATTTCGTCAACGGTGGTGCACTCGGTTCGGTTCAGGGTGATCCGGTCTGGGGACTTGAAGGCGCCGCCGGCATCCCAGAGATCGACATCAAGGTCGACTCCGTGGCTGTCACAGCTGTCACCAAGAAGCTCAAGGCTAAGTGGACCCCAGAATTGGGTCAGGACCTCAACGCATACCACAACTTGGATGCTGAGGTTGAGCTTACTCAGATCCTTTCTGAGCAGATCGCTCTTGAGATTGACCGCGAGATCCTTGAGGACCTCGTAGTTGACGCCCGTGCCGGAATCCGGTACTGGTCGCGTTCCCCAGGTAAGTTTGTTAACCGCGAGACAGGTGCCGAGATCGGTGCTTCTGGCGCTCCAGACTTCACTGGTAACGTGTCCGAGTGGTACGAGACTCTCATTGAGACCATCAATGACGTCTCTGCACAGATCCACCGCAAGACTCTGCGTGGTGCTGCCAACTTCATCGTCTGCGGACCAGAAGTTGCTAACATCCTTGAGTTCACAGCTGGTTTCCGTGCTAACGTAACTGCTGATAGCGACCGCGGTGACGCGGGTGCTGTTAAGGTTGGTTCCCTCTCCAAGAAGCTCGACATCTTTGTCGATCCATACTTCATGCGTAACGTGATCCTCGTTGGTCGCCGCGGAAGTTCCTTCCTTGAGAGTGGTTATGTGTATGCACCTTATGTGCCGCTGCAGACCACACCTACTATCTTCGGTGTAGAGGACTTTGTACCTCGTAAGGGTGTCATGACCCGCTATGCCAAGAAGATGGTTCGTCCAGACATGTACGGTCTTGTTATCTGTGGAGACATGGTAACAGGCTAATAAAGTCTGACGTAAGGTCAAAATAGTTAAAGCCCCGTCTCTTTTGAGGCGGGGCTTTCTATTTAGTAATGTATTAATAGAGGAACTTTAGATGGCCATCCCTAATCTTAACCCCGCTTCGACATCGAACACCAATATCTTGCCAGCCACTGGCTCTACCGTTAACGTTGTTGCAACTCTACCATTTGGGGTGTATGATGCTTCTCCCTATTTCATTTCCGGCGCCTCAGACCAAGTAGCCTATACATATAAGAAGCTCGGCGGCGACGTCTTAGACATTGAATTAACTGAGGGGAATGTGTATGCTGCCTACGAGGAAGCCGTACTAGAGTATTCGTATCTTGTTAATCTTCACCAAACAAAGAATAGTCTGTCGTCATATCTAGGATCTAGCACAGGATCCTTTGATCAAGACGGACAAATCCAATCCGGCTCTGCGCTCTCTGGTTCGGATATCGCTTTGCGGTACCCTCGATTTGAGTACGGATATGTCCGGAGAGTCACAGAACAGATGTCCACCGAAGCCGGCATGGGGGGTACTGTGCCGATTTACTCTGCCTCGGTGGATAGAGTGACAGGACAGCAGGATTATGACCTTCAATCACTCATTTCAGCATCCTCCGCCAACAGCTCGTCGCTCCCATACTATCAGCAAGTTCAAGATAAACGTATTATTGTACGAAAAGTCTTCTTTAGAACGCCAAGAGCCATGTGGCGTTTTTATGGCTACTATGGGGGATTCTCAGTTGTAGGGAACCTGCGAACGTATGGGCAGTACGCGGACGATTCAACCTTTGAGATTGTCCCAACATGGCAGAACAAGCTTCAAGCCATGGCATACGAGGACGCCCTCTATACGCGCGTCTCTCATTACTCCTATGAGATCAAGGACAATATGCTCCGTATATATCCTCAGCCTGATCGTACTAGTCCCGACAAATACTGGGTCCAATTTACAATTGAAAACCAGTATGAGCCTTGGGATGAAACCGGCCGCGGCGAGAATGGTGCTAAAGGGATCAACAATCTTAATACACTTCCTTTTGAGAATATTCCTTATGAAAAGATTAACTCAATTGGTAAACAGTGGATCCGGCGCTTTGCATTAGCTCTTACTAAAGAGATGCTAGGACAGGTCCGCGGCAAGTTCTCCACTGTGCCGATCCCCGGCGAGAGTGTTACCCTCAATGCTAGTGAATTGTTGGGGCAAGCCCGAACAGAACAGGACAACTTAAGAACTGAGCTGAAAGCTATTTTGGAGGAGACTACCTACGCCAATTTGGCAATTCTGGACGCATCGCTGCAAGACTCCACCAAGAAGATTACTGAAAATGTGCCCACCGGCATCTTTGTAGGGTAACAATAATGACGCGAAGCAAAAGAACACAGGAAGAGATCCAAAATACAGAAGCCACAAAGTATGACTACATCGGTGATCCTAAGGTGGAAGCTCACCTGCATGAGATTGAGTTCCCATCCTCCACGCTAGAGACAATTGATACAGCAATGCTTCAATTTATTGATGAGACACTTAATATTTCCACGACAACTAACGATGGATTTGAAAAAGTCCCAGTCTTATGGGTAACAGCAGAACGCGCTTACCAAATTAAGCACAATAAAGACCTGCGAGACAAAGAAGAAACCCTCGTCCTTCCTCTGATTACAGTTAACAGGGCGAGCGTTATTAAAGATCCACTCTTTAAAGGTACAGTCTGGGCTAATCTTTATCCCGAACCGGATGCTAAAGGGGGCACGATCACTATAGCCCGACAAATAAATCAGAAGAAGACAGCAGAATTTCAGAATGCGCAAGCTAATCGTCGACGCGGCGCCGGAGGCAACAAGGTCGCCAGCAAGATGAAGAATACAAACAAACGCAACATGTCTGCTGCCAAAACAGTCTACGAGACCATTACTATTCCTATTCCTACTTGGGTTAAGATTGTATATGAGATTACTGTGAGATCAGAATATCAGCAGCAACTCAACACAATGATTACTCCATTTATGACAATTTCGGGCAACTCCCGAACCCCGCGCCGTATTACCAACGAAGGACACTTCTACGAGATCTTCATCGATGGTAATTTTACAGACACCTCTAATCAGGCTAATCTAGGCATGGAGCAACGCAATTACGAAACTACCATCAATATCGAAACGCTGGGTTATTTGATCGGAGACGGCGAAAACCAAGAAAAACCCAAGATTGTGAAGCGCGAAAACGCAGTTGATTTTCAGTTTGCTCGCGAAAGAACAATCGTTGGAGATATACCCGACACGATTAAAGACGGATTTTATAGAGAATAGTACCATTCAGACTATTTAACACTATTTACTTTTGAACATTTCTTAATGTGTAGGAGAACATAACTAATGTCAGTTAAAAAGTACAGATTCGTATCCCCCGGGGTTTTTGTCAGCGAGATTGATAACTCCCAAGTCCCAGCCTCCCCTGCAGGTCTCGGACCCGTCGTCATCGGAACGGCCGAGAAAGGACCCTCCCTTCGCCCCACTACAGTTAATTCTTTTGAAGAATTCGTCAATGTATTCGGAACTCCTGCTCCTGGTGGCGCCGGCGACGATGTATGGCGAGAAGGCACGAACAAATCTGCTCCTACTTATGGCGCATATGCTGCACAAGCATACTTGCGCAACAGCGCCCCTCTAACATATATTCGCCTCCTGGGCGCCCAGACTACCGCCAACGGTGGTCCTGCTGCCGACAGCGACGGCGAAGCAGGTTGGAGTAAGACAACGGCTTATGGTCTGTATATCTTTGCAGACGCCTCGGGCTCCAGCAGCTCGCAGTTGAGCGGCGCGCTTGCAGCCATCTTCTACTGCAACGCTGGCACAGAGGTAATGCTCTCCGGCGCGGTAGCAACATCCGCCTCATACGCGGGTCTGACCGGCGTCCAACTCAGTGCTTCTAGTTTCCAGGACTCCCGCATTGTGGTCGGCGATACTGGGACAGACTATGAGTTCAAGGTAGCTATAACGAACGCTAGTGGCAGCGATGACGCCATCACGAGCTATACCTGTAACTTCAATGAGAACTCCTCCCGCTATATCCGCAAGGTATTCAATACGAATCCACAGAAGACTAATCCAAACGTTGCAGCCCAGGGCACAGCGCTCCAGTATTTCTTGGGTGAAACATTTGATCGCCACCTCAAGGCTAATGTATCGGCAGCCGATATTGCTGCATCCGCCACCGGTCGCACCCTAGGCGCCACCTGCCCTATTGCCAACTCCGACGCCGACGGCGGAGATTTCGCAGGACATTCAGCGCAGTCGGCTCAATCGCCTACTATTATCTCCAGCCGCCTTTCCCCTACGGATGGTCCTACGAGCCTGTTTACAATTCACGCTCTAAACATCCCCGGAGATTGGACAAACCGCAATATTAAGGTCTCCATTCAGGATATCAAGCGTTCCACCAATAATGAGAATACCTATGGATCCTTCAGTGTTGTCGTTCGCGCCCTGAGTGACTCTGATAATGTGGTACGTGTCATTGAGCAGTTTGACGAGTGCGATCTCAACCCAGATTCCCTTAACTATGTTGCCCGCAAGATCGGCGACAAGTATCAGGACTGGAACGAAGACGAGCGCCGCTACATTGAGAAGGGTGACTACCTTAACAACTCCAAGTACATCCGCGTTGCTATGAACTCTAACGTTGATGCTGGTCTCACCAACCCCTCCTTGGTGCCTTTCGGCTTCCAAGGAATGGTTAAGTATGATGATGAAGAAACGGTAAAAGCCGACGCTGGCGTAGGCAATTGGGCAAGTGGTTCCATGGACGCTGGTTTCTTCCCAACACCGCGCCCGGATCTGTCTTGGTCTTCGGGCTCCGTTTTTGCTCTCACTGGCGACGCTGCTTGGCTCGCAGGCGCCGGAGCACCACAGGTCAAAGCCTTGTATCCTGCTCCTGAACTCCGCGTCAGCGCTTCGGCCGGTAACTTAAGCAACCAAACAGATGCTTACTTCGGCTATCAGACCACTCAGACTGCTGGCGGCACAGTATTTGATAAGTCAAATATTGACCTTCTGCGTCCACGTGGCGGTATGGTTAGCGATATGTTTGCCGGCGCATCAGCTGGTCTGCGTGAGGAATCCGTAGAATTCACTCTTGATGATATCTCGGGATCTGACGGTATCTGGATCAGTGGTTCGCACGCCTTGGCTATCGGCGGCACCGGTGGCGGCTCACTTACTCGCGCCAATGGCGCCATCAGTGGCGTTCTGGACCAGGGCTTTGACCGCTTTACGGTGCCCGTATACGGTGGCTTTGACGGCGTTAACATCACCGAGATGGACCCCTTCAACAGCAGCACGCGCACATTGCCAACAGACGCGACGGACAAGAGCAGCTACGCTTTCAATACCCTCCGCCGCGCAATTGATGCAGTCGCGGATCCTGAGGTTGTACAGATGAACTTGGCAACAGTCCCAGGATTGCGCCAAGAGAGCCTTACCACGCAGCTGATTAATACCTGCGAGGACCGTGCAGATGCTCTGGCAATCATTGACTTGCCACAGGGTTATATCCCACGAGCACAGAGCAACGCGTCCGCTGCATCACGCCGCGGCAACACGGCTACCTCCGTTACAGAGGCTGTAAACGGTCTCCGTTCGCGAGGACTCAACTCCTCCTACGGTTGCACCTACTACCCATGGGTTCGCGGACGCGACACCCTGAACGGCGCTGACGTATGGCTCCCACCATCCATCCCTGCTTTGGGTACTTTCTCTAGCTCCCAGCGTAAGACGCAGGTCTGGTTCGCACCAGCCGGCTTCAACCGCGGTGGTCTGACAGAAGGTTCCGCCGGCATCCCAGTCGTAGACGTAGCTCACCAGCTGCGCCGCAAGGACCGTGATGACCTCTACACAGCGAACATCAACCCAATCGCCAAGTTCCCAGCAGAGGGTATCGTAATCTTCGGTCAGAAGACCCTGCAGGTTACTCCTTCCGCACTTGACCGTATTAACGTTCGCCGCTTGATGATCTTCGTGAAGAAGCGCATTTCCCAGATTGCATCTGGCTTGCTCTTTGATCCAAACGTCAAGCAGACATGGCTGCGCTTTACAGCACAGGTCAACCCATTCTTGGCCGATGTGAAAACAAACTTTGGTTTGTCGGACTTCAAGGTTGTCCTTGACAGCTCAACAACCACGCCAGAGTTGGTAGACAGAAATATCATGTATGCACAGATTTTCTTGAAGCCAACCCGAGCTATTGAGTACATTGCTATTGATTTCAATATCTCCCGTACTGGAGCAGCGTTCGAGGATTAAGAAAATGAGGGAGGTTTACGCCTCCCTCACTATATAATATAAGATCATTAGGAGATTACTTAAATGCCATTTTGGACAAGCGCACTATCAGAACCACGGAGATCGCATCGCTTTTTGCTTTCTCTTCCAAACCTAACCTCAGCCGACCAGAGTCAGGCATACGAGCAGTATCTCGCCAAGTCGGTTACCAAGCCTTCTTTCCAGGTGAGTGACAAGGACCACAAGTTCCTTGGTAACACATATTACTATCCAGGTATTGTTACATGGCAGACAGTTTCGGCTGTGATTGTTAATGCAGTCAATCCAGATGGTAATAAGGTTATCTATGATGCTCTAGAGAAGTCAGGATATCTCATGCCCACCACCCAGCAGGAAGTCTTTGACAACGCTGCTCAGGCTCCCGGTACCGTTAACAAGGCAGATGCAGTGCGTGCACTTGGTAACGTGATTATTGAAGAGCTAAATGGTGACGGCGGACTCATTGGTACCTGGACCCTGCAGAACGCATTCATCACAGACGCAAAGTTTGGCGATCTTAACTATGATAATGATGATTTACTTAACATTGATCTGACTTTCCGGTATGATTGGGCTGAGTATGTCTCTGGTCCTGCAGTTGCAGCAGCTACGGAACTCTAAGATCGAAAGAAGGTGACTTTTGTCCAGAAGAAATAATGATGAGCGGCTTGGCGCACCGCACCCCGACGCGCCAACACCCCCAACACAGACCACAGGCGGAGATCTCTTCTCCTTTGTTAATCCCACAGAGTTTGTGGACCTCCCCAGCGGCGGTACATTGTATCCTAGTGGGCATCCCCTACATAATGTTGAAACAGTAGAGATTCGCCACATGACAGCCAAGGAGGAGGATATCCTTACTTCGGAGACTCTGTTGCGCAGAGGACTGGCCATTGATAAATTGGTTGAGTCTGTTTTGGTTGATAAGAGCTTACACCCTTCCACGCTTTTAGTCGGAGATAAGAACGCTATCTTGGTTGCTTCACGAATCACTGGCTTTGGCACTATTTACGACGCCACTGTAGGATGCCCTGAGTGCCTGGAGCAACAGACAGAGACGTTTGATCTTGGAGCAATCCAAAATAAGACTGTTGATACCACCGGAGCAGAGGTTACGCCCGAAGGTACCTATATCTTCCCACTTCCCGTGACGGGAGTCGATATTGAGATTAAGCTCTTGACTTCCGGAGACGAGACAAGGATTACTCAGACCGTTGCAAACCGTAAGAAGAATAACCTTCCAGAGACCAATAGTACACTTTTACTTAAAGCTCTGGTTGTTTCGGCTAACGGAATCACGGATCCCTCTCAGCTTACACGCTTTGCCGATGTGATGCCTTTGCAAGATGCACAACACATTCGTGGCATGTATCAGCAGCTCCGCCCAGATGTGGATATGTCCCTACCCTTTAACTGCTCTAAGTGCTCCTATGACGGGGAGGTGACGATGCCCTTGACGGCAGACTTTTTTTGGCCTAAGCGATAGTTATCAAGCAGGCGTTTACGAAGAGTTCTTTACGCTTAAACACTATGGTGGATGGTCATTTGTAGAGGCATATAATTTGCCCGTCCCCCTAAGACGCTGGTTTGTTGAGAGAATCGTAAAAGAGTATAAGAAACAAAATGAAGAATTAGAAAGAGCAAGCCGCGGCAGTTAGTTGCGGCTTTTGCTATAACAGACTATTTATATTGCTGGCAGAGGATATCCCATGGACGAAAAGAAGATTCACCTTAAACTAAACCAAAAGAACGACGCACTTCTTAAGGAAGATGCATACACTGATTTTGCTGTGGACGTTAACTGGATTATGAGATCCCTATATATGGGACCAGCAGCTAGCGCTAAGATTCAACTCTCGGGAAGCCCCGATCAAATCATGGCATTCTTTAAGGCACTGCAGAGTGAGAAGCGCTATATGGATTCCTATATGCGTCATGGCTTGGATAGTGCAGGTGCTATGACATCCAAATATGATCTAGACCGATCCGTCCGCAACTTTGAAATGGAAACTGGCTTAAAGTGGCCATTTAAAAACTAGAGGTCGTTAGCTAATGGACGCAGCCACACTCAACAAGCTCATAGCAGCCTTAGAAGCCAATACCGCCGCGCAATCTGGGGGTTCTGGTGGTGATGGAGCTTCCGGCTCCGGCGCCGCTCAGAGACGCAGCGCTGGTCTGGAAGGGATGGACGCCGCTGAAGCCCGCCTCGAAGCCGCAAAATTAGAGGAAGAACTTAAGTCACTCAAAAGCTCCTATGACGGACTCTACAGAAGTATCAGTCAGGGTAATGACATTCGTGAAAAGGAAATAGAATTAGCCATAGCCAAAGCGACTGCCGACGGCAAGAGCGCCGCCGAAATTAAAAAACTAACTGATCGATATAAGGCACTGGAAGCCCAAACATCTGCAGCGTCACAACTAACCCAGACAGCCCAGAAGGCAACTGGATTAACTCTTGACTCAACAAGTGAGAAATTTGTAAAGCTTGGTCAAGATATGGCAAACGTTCGTTCATCCGGCGGCAGTCTTGTTAAAACCTTTGGAGGCGTAGCTAAATCCCTCGGCGCCCGGGCTCTTATGAAGCCATTCGAACTATTGGTTTCGCAAACCATAGCTCTCGCCGTAGCCCAAGATGAGGTAATTTCTCAGTTCCGCAAAGCAACCGGCGCCACAAAAGAATATAATTACGAGATAACACAG